CTATTGGCGGTAACTTATTTGTAGGTGGTCCTGCAGGTATTACTGCGGTTTCTTTAACTACCCTTTCTGATTACCGTATTAAAGAAAATCCGGTCTCACTTACTAATATATTTACCGTCGATCAATTAAATCCGATCCATTATACAAACACATTTTCACAAAAAGAAGATATGGGGTTCTTAGCCCATGAAGTCCAGACGGTCTATCCATTCTTAGTCGAAGGTGAAAAAGATGCGGAGAAATACCAATCCTTGAATTATACGGGTATCATTGCTCTCTTAGTGAAGGAAGTTCAAGAATTGAAGAAATGGATCCCAAGAGTACAAGAATTGGAAGAAGAAATACGGATTTTGAAAGAGAATTCGAAAAATAAATAAAGGGTCTGTCATAAAGGATACTATTTGGTAAATAGTAGATAAATCGAATCATATTTTATAATAAAAAATATGATTCCTTATCCCAAAATAACCTTTCGTTCAAAAGACAATATAAAATAATGGTATCAATATAATAAAATGAATCAATTATTAGATCGCGAAGGGATTGCCCAAGAAATAAAGACGATTCTTACAAATTATGCGGAGAACTGTAAAAATATCCAATTCAAAAAAGGAATCTATATTTTTGGTTCGCCCGGATGTGGTAAGACCTTTTTTATGACCGAAATCCTAACGGAACTTAATTATGATATTATTAAATACGATGCCGGTGATGTGCGTAATAAAGCCCTCATTGATACGATTACTTCGAATAATATAGGCTCACAGAATGTTCTTCAAATGATGAAAAAGACGCCGAAAAAAATCGCGATTATTATGGACGAAATCGATGGAATGAATAATGGTGATAAGGGGGGGATTACGGCGCTCATCAAACTCATCCGTCAGAAAAAGACGAAAAAACAACGTTTGGAACATCAGACAATGAATCCGATTATTTGTATAGGGAATTATTATGTCGATAAAAAAATCAAGGAATTAATGAAAGTTTGTCATACATTTGAATTGAAACCTATTACAAAGAATCAACTATCGGCGATTATCGATGTTCAAATGCCGCTTTTATCGAGAAATGTGTTGATAGTCGGAGAACAGAATACTCTTTATGACAAAATGCTGGAATATATTCAGGGGGATCTACGAAAATTAGATTTTATTAAAAAAATATATGAAAAAGATTCGAATATTGAAGAATCGTTGTTCTCCTTTTTTTATTTGAAAACGTTTAATGAAGATTCGAAAAAAATAACGAATCGATTGTTAACGACCGATCTTTCTTTTGGAGAACATTCGCGAATTATTAATGATACGGATCGTACCATCATTGCATTATTATGGCATGAGAATATTGTAGATATGTTATCGCGACTATCGAATCATCATTCGATTCCATTTTATTTAGAAATTCTAGAGAATATTTGTTTTTCGGATTATATTGATCGTATTACTTTTCAGAATCAAATTTGGCAATTTAATGAAATGAGTTCTTTGATGAAGACTTTTTATAATAATCATTTGTATCATAAAAAATGGGGGAATAAAATAGTTCATACGGATGCTTCGGAAATCCGGTTTACTAAAGTATTGACGAAATACTCGACGGAATATAATAATATTCTTTTTATTTATAATTTATGTCAGGAATTACATATGGATAAGAAGGATTTGATTGCTCTTTTTCAGGAATTACGGCTCTTTTTTGGATCTCAAGCTGTTCAGCAGAATGATTGTTTATGCCAGATCGAGGCGATTTTCGAGAATTATGCGATTAGTAAACTAGATATCAAGCGAATTTATAGATATCTAGATAAGAATGTCAAAAAGGATATTTGTTTGGTAGATGATATTGAGAGTGATATAGAGGAATAGAAGGGTTATTGTATGGGATTTTTATGGGTTTTTCTTTTCTTGGTTTTCATAGATATAGGGCGTTTTTTGGTTTTTCCTCCTTTTTTATTCTGTTTATTCATGGCGGCTAGTGATTCTGCAGTTAAACTCTTATTTCTTAAATTATAACCAGAAACAACTTGTCCAGTTCGTTCAAGTCTTCCTGGATCGGTAGATACTTTTGGAATATACTTACCATAAGCATCGTATAACATATTACGACGAGGTATTAATGTACCATAATTATCGTAGTGCACTTGATCATGTATATTTGGGTCAAATCCACCTCCATTATCAGGTTGTTCAACTACAGGGCCTTTGATATGACTAGGTGCTTTACTTGGTGGAGGGGGGGGAAGAGTTTTATACCCACTTGACTTATGTTCCTTACTTTTTTGAGATATATATAATTTTATCAATGGAACTGCGCAATAAAACAATACCATTAATCCAATACCGGTTGCTCCCATAAAAGCTATTTTATAAAACGGTCCAGTGATTTTATCCACAGTATGTGAAATTGTATCACCCACAACATCAGCAGCACCTTTTGTAACATTAGTAGCAGCGTCTTTTACATTTGCTCCGGCTCGCTGAATATCTTCTAATAATGGTGCCAAATTCTCCCAATACTCATTTGATTCAGCTCTTCTAGATGCGCGAGTAATAGTACCAAGTGTCTGCATTGCTTCTGTGAGTTCTTGAGAATGTTTTTTTGTAGTAAAATAATCTTCAAGTAATTGCAATACTTTTACATAATATTCCTTATATTTGTTATTTGCATATGTAACATAAACACCAGCATCATATATTTCTTCACCTGGAGGTGTACTCAAAAAAGGTCCATAATTAGCAAGTTCCAATAATTGGAATACCTTTTCATTATATAATCCCAATAATTTTTTGTCGTTTTCCGATGAAATCTTTTCATCCTTAAGTAAATAATCAATTTTTAAACCTAATAATGATAAATTATTGATAAGATCTCCTGTAGATGGATTTGCATAAGTAAACTGTACATGTATTTTTTTATCTACGATTGTAACTGTATATTTTGCTGTGGGAAATGTCGAACACAAATGTTCAGAAAATAATTTAACGGCAATTATTGAAAATCGTGTTGCATCACCTTTAACCAAATTTTGTGCTGTAGTTTGAATATGTTTATTTAATAATGCCGTATCTTCTTCATTTTTTGTCGCTAATTCTGCTGTTGTAATCGCTACTTCTTTTGTTCCGGAAGTCCCTGCAAAAAATCCTTGACCAAATGATGATACTAAATCAACCGCTCCAGCAACAACTGTTTGACTTATTTCTTTTGTCGCAGTAGACATGTCCAACTCTATACCATCAGATCTTAACTGTTCTATATCAGTTTTTAGTGCATCTATTGCTAGTATTTGTTCTAATGATGTCGCTGAAGCAATTTCTGGAGAAACTAAGCTGACACTTTCAAATGATTTTTTACATTGGTCTATAATATCGTGTCTTATTTCATTATATTTTGCATTTATTTCCTTTAATGATTTATCTATTTGTATTTTTAAAATTTCTATCGCACCATCGGGAAATAACCAGTCTTTGAATTTATCAGTATCTATAGTAACTTCACTAGTCATACCAAACATCGATTCAAGAAGTTTTTTATTATCTTGTAAACTATCAAAATTTAATTGTTGTAATTGATTATTATCTGCATTGATAACTGAATTAACATCAAAACTAGTAACAGGACTAGTTGAACTGCTAGACAAAACTTCACTAGATGGAGAAGAAGACGCCAATGTTAATAAAAGTAATCCAGCCAATAAATATAATAAATTTAAAATAGGATTTTTCCCACCACCTTTCAATTTTTGTTTTCTACTTTTCAATTGTTCAACTTTATCAAAAAAAGATCTTGCAATTTGGATGATAGTCAATTCGTGAATAATTGATCCAAGTAATTGACGTTCTTTTATTACACCTTCAAAATATATACTTTCAATAAGTGTTAACATTGTTTCTTTATGAATTTTTTGTTCGATCAATTTGTTTAAAAAAAATTTTTGTTTTTTTAAATCCTTCATAAGTATTATAGCACGTTTTTTTAAGTTTTCACTGTATCTTTCATCTTTTATAGAAAATAATATTCTTTCCATATCTTTTTGTAATCCATCTTTTCCGCCAAGTAGTAAGATATTTTTTGGTATAATACTTATAAATAATGTAATTAAATGATACATGTCTTTAGTTGATGCATCATTGTTTTGGGATTTACGAGTTTTTTTATTATTTTGTTGTAATAAACCATTTCTTCGTGGTGTTAATGGTGGTAATCTTCTTGTAATTGATGACATATATATATTATACTAATATTATATCAATACTTATAGTGTTATAATTATTGATATATATCCAATTCATTTATAAATCGATTTGTATTTCAGGTTCTGTCTTTGATTTTATTTGTATACGATCCACTTTCGAACCTTCTCCTTTCGAACCTTCTCCAACCAACTTTTTCAATTCACTATTCTCTTTTTCTAAACTTTCAATTTTTTCCAATAGAAAACTCTCGAATTCAGGAGATTTCTTTTCTTCTATTATAGGTGGAACCGGTGGAACATTATTGGATTCCTTACATCGATAAGATTCCGCTAATTGTTTCTGTAAATTTCCAACCATCTTTTCCAAGTCCTCTTTTTTTTGTCCTAAAGATTTGATTTGTTCGGTTTGTTGGTTCAATACTTGCATAATCTCTTCGGCCGTAAGTGCTCGAGGTGGTTGTCCCGGCTGATTGATCATAATTTGTGGACCTGTTCCTTGGGACTGCTGCTTAGCCATCTCATTCCGTTCTGCCTCAATCTTCTTCATTTGTTCTAACACATCCGGTTTCATTTTCGGATGTCCTGGTTCATATCCTAATAAAAGCGGATCAATATCCTCCATGAAAAATTTGCGAATCGATGCCTCACTTCCCTTCCGAATAAACATATCGACTGTTTTTCCCGATTCCTTGAAAAAATCTTGATGCTGGTTCTCTAATAATTTGCGCTTATCAAATGTATTATGTTCGTGTGAAAAAACTAAGATGGTTTTCATAGGATCGAGCTGTACAAAAGGTATCGTATAATTCTTTAAGAAATGTTTTTCTTCCGCTAGAGCCGCATGGTCTTCATATCGCGTATCCTTTAAAAGTTCTGTCCTAAAGGCAAATGTTCCAGCAGTTGCATGGTTCGGACCATAGGGTCCCCCCTGATACATTTTCTGGATATGTTTAAAATAAATATAGATTTCCGAGGATCCTGCACACATTGCATCGCGATTTTCTTGTAGCCTTTCGACCGCATGTTCAATACGCTCGGGTGGATAATAATCGTCGTCGTCCATATAGACAATAATCGTACCTTTCACAAAGGAATGCATATAGTTACGCTTTTGACCTAGCGACATTTTGGTTTCCTGACGGAAATAGCGGATTTGTTTGATTCCTGAGGATGAGACGAGATCCTCGATACAATCCGTTCCATCATCGACAATAATCCACTCTATGCGGTCTTTTGGATAGGTCTGGTTCTTAAAACATTCAAACATTGTGGGGATAAATGGGCGGCGATTAAAAGTCGGTGTACATACCGATACAAGCGGATAGAATTTTTTTGTTAATTTAGGCGTATGACCTTTTACTTTACCCATTTTATATATGGTGTATCTCGATCGTTTTATAATGTTTTTATTATTATTTAAAAAATTAAATAATAATAAATTCTACCGAATATTCTATTTGCTTACAAATAGAATAAAAATTAGAGAACCTATTATATATACAATGGCAGATCTTTTTCAAAAAATTATATTATCTCTATCTCAAGGATCTCTTTTTTGTAATGTGAAAAATGAATGGATCATACTTTATAAAGAACATAAGATAATCGATTGTATATGTGGTCATAAAGTGAAATATAGTTCTACTATTTATAATACATTTACACAAACAAGCCTTGATATTGGGACGATTTGTTGTAAAAAGTATGGTATTACGACTTTATGTGAGAACCAGATTTTAATTAGAGCTATCAAAAACTACCGGGAGTCTATGTATCATTATGAAAATATACGATATATTGAAGATATTACTCAATTGGAAAATATGATGAAAATGCAAATCGAAGAAGAATATAATCGAATCTTTGGAAAGTTGGAATTGGAGAATGAATATTATCGCGTTGTCCCATTGAATCGATTATTAAATGATTTGTTGGATTTACAGAATAACTATCAATTATCCTTTATGACACATATTTCGGAAATTAAATTGGAAATTGATTTATTGGAACAAAAGAATGATATTCATTATCAAGAAGAATTGGAAAATACTTTGAAAAATTATATGACAACCTTGGTGAACGAAGATGATCTTGCTTCTGAAATTTCTTTATTATCCTTAGAGACTGAATCCTATATAGAATCTATACCTTGTACACAAAATCGGGAAGAATCGATAGAGAATGAAGAATTGATAGAGAATGAAGAATTGATAGAAAAAGAATCGATAAAAGAAGAAT